TTGGGGTTATTCATACGCACCTCTCAAGGGGAAGATATGTAAGAGAATTTATATCACCAAGACTACCCTTAGCCCAGGTATTAAAGGACAAACTAATCCTTTCAGTTTCTGATTGGTTTGCAGGCACACTATGAGTCAGATTGCTAGGGAAGATAATCAACTCACCTGCTTTCATAGGCAACAAGAATGTAGCACTATTAAAGTTATTGTATTTCTTTGTTGAAAGACTTACATCTCTTTGTGCTTTACTACGAAACTGAATCGGTGGTAATTGCTCACTAATCACAGGATACCAGACACCACTAATCATACTATTCGGATGAACGTGTTCGTGATGTGACTCACCTTTACCAGACTTATTAATCCAAGACTGTGTAATCACCAGTTCATTATCAGAATTCATAATTTCAGTCACAAACTTATAAATCTTTGACTGAATGAATGCTCTGATATTAGACAGTTCTGGTTTATCTAATACAAAAGTCTCTTCTGACTGTCTGTTATAGTGAATCACATTACCCGCATCACCACCCTTGTTTTCTCTGCGACAAGGAAGTTCACGAATAAACTCCAACTCCTTATCATAAGGCATTGGGTATTGTGCAATCAGGACTGGTGTCGGGAATAGTGATAGTAGTTCGTCTTGAGCCATACTAATGAGATTTTTCAGTATTTTATCAGAGTCTTTGAAATAAATCAAGCTATTATTTCTCTTCAACCCTAACAAAGGAACTCTACTCATGGAATCAACTTTTGTCAAGAGGGGGTTGACTCGATCAAAGATTTCGTATAAATTACTGTATGTATTCGTGTATCTAAATGAATTTTATAGTTTATTCAAAAGATGAATGTCCTTATTGTTATAAGGTAAAACAAGCTTTAGAGTTGACTGGAAGTAAGTTTGTGGTTTATAATCTCGATGAGGACTTTACTAGAGAAGAGTTCTATCACGAGTTTGGTAATGGTTCCACGTTTCCTCAAGTGATTTGTGATGATCAAAAACTCGGAGGATGCTCCGACACTGTTAAATTTTTAAAAGAACATCAAATTATTAGATGAGCGATCTAAATAATGATATCCACACAAACCGTGGTGTTGAATTTATTTTACATGGAGGTAAAAGAAAGCAAACGCAACCATTTCATATCATCTTTGAAAAGATGGTTTGCTTTCTAAATCGGGAAGTAACCATTTATTTTGAATTTTCCTTCAAGTCTAGGAAAAGAAAAGTAGTTTCCCGGAGAAAGCCATGTTAGCAACCAGTTTAGTTGTAGGTTCATTTTTAACCATTTTGTTCTTTGTAGTTGGTTTGATGGTCGGGTGGATAGCGAGGGAATATATGTTGAATTATCAAGATACTCCGAAACTACATCCAGAGTTTTTTGATCAACATGGTAATGTAGTTCCAGATGAGGTTGTTGCAGTGAGATTTGAAGAGGGATATTTTGATGACGAAGAAGAGGATGAGGAATAAACTCTAAATAAAAATAACTTATTATTAAACATTCTGTAAGACATGACTACGACAAAATCCAAGAAAGCTGCCGCTCCAATTCCAGATCTAGCGGCAAATCCTTTTGCATTTGAAGTTCTGAATCTAGCGGCAAAGCAAAGATCAAATGCTAAAAAAATTGAAGTTTTGAAGAAGTACGAACATCCTTCTCTCAAAGCAATTTTTATCTGGAATTTTGATGAAAGTGTAATTTCAGTTCTTCCACCTGGTGATGTTCCTTATGCTGCCGTGGATGAAATGGATTCATTCAAAGGAACTTTGAGTGAAAAGATTCAAGACGCCGTTGGTAAGATGGGTGAATTGAATAGTGTTTCTTTGGGATCTCAAGATCAAGGACGTTCTTCGATTCGTAAAGAATTTAAAAAGTTTTACAATTTTATCAAGGGTGGTAATGATTCCCTGAGTTCTCTTCGTAGAGAAACAATGTTCATTAATATTCTTCAGGGACTTCACCCACTTGAAGCAGAAATTGTTTGTCTTTGTAAGGACAAGAAACTCGGAACTAAATATAAAATCACGAAAGAAATTGTAAGTCAGGCATACCCAGATATTCGCTGGGGTGGTCGTTCGTGAATAAAGTAGAAAGTGTTGTCGGTCAGGAGGTTGGTGTGGAATGGACGCCAGAAGAAAAGAATAGTATTCCTCCCCGTTATGGATGTCAGATTCTTTTAGAAAATACAACGGTTGAAGCAGCAAAAGATCCTTCTTTTCCGAGTGATGCATATCTAATTTGGTATGAGGTTGATGGTAGAGAGTCTATAGATCTTTGTCGAACAAGTAAGAGGTCAAATTTATTTGATCTCTACTACGATAAGTTTGGTCCTGGGTCGATTAAAAAAATTGACTTTGGATATGGTAGAATTAATCCAAAACTCTGGGGTTATAAACAATCTGAGAAGAAAAAAAAGAAATGAAGAAAGACGAAATCAAAGAACAAATTAATTCAATCATTCGAGATGAAATTCAAGATGTTATAAACGAGTACGTTGATTCTAAGGAAGAGTCTGAAAAGAGTGGTCTTGGTTTCGTTGAAAGTGAATCGGATAAAGAATTAAAAATTAATGTTAATTCTAATGCTATCAAGAAAGTCATAAAAGACTATAAGAAAATAAAAAAATATATGAAGTCTCCTCTATACCAAGTTAAAAAAATGGATGGTAGTGAATCCGTAGTCACAAAACTCATGAAAGAAATAGAGGATACCTGAGATGGGTAAACACTATCTTCTTAATCTTTATGGGTGTTCGTTCGACCTATTAAACAACGAGATTTTTCTTATTGACTTGCTTGAGAATGCCGCCACAGCAAGCGGAGCAACAGTTATCCAAACCATATACAAAAAGTTTGAACCACAAGGCGTAACGGTGCTTACACTGCTCTCTGAGAGTCATATTAGTATTCATACGTGGCCAGAGAAAGGTGAAGCAGCAGTTGATCTCTTCACCTGTGGGGACTGTTCACCAAAGGTTGGGTGTGATATAATAATCCAGCAACTCAAAGCAGACAACAATACTCTGAGTTATATTGAACGCTGAAACCAAAATCGACTTTTGTTTCCAAATATCGGCGGAAAATTTCCCGGCAAAAATTTGAGTCTGTAGGGTTTTGTATCAAATTATACAGAGCATGGTTGCTAAATAATCGCACAAGGTATATAATACCTGTACGTTCATCCCCTCGGGGACGCAAGTAAGTCGCGGAACGGAGCGTTCATCCTATGTTATCATTAGCACTCATCTTCTTCAGCCATGTCCCAGTGGAGAATTATCTTCGCTGTGATGATTTTAATTGGTTGAGAGAGGGATTGGAAGAGACAACTCTTTTCACCCCTTTTGAGAAGGCTGATATTCTCATCCACTGGATGGAACATACAGATCCTCAATGCTTTGAAACACAGGACGCAAACGACTGAAGGAACGGGTTTTAATTAACCTTAGTATTTCAGGAGACAACCAATGAACACACTTAACATGATCAAAAAGCAGATCAAAAAAGCATCTGCACTTCACGATGCACAAATTCATATGACATCTTATCGTGGTGTTCATTATGAGTGCAAGCAAGGTGAAGGGGAAACCCACGGCACCTTCTGCTATCGTGGACACACTTATAATAAGTGAGTTACTTGTAAACGAATAAAGAGCGGGGTTGATACCCCGCTTTTTTTGTGCTAAAATAAATCTAGTAAGAACCTATCTTATGGACAAGGACAAACTAAAACTGATTGTCCGTAACCTTGAACTTTTGGTAGATTCTCTCAAGGCAGAAGTATACTCTGATGTTTCTGCATATACCAAACCAAAGAGTTACGAAGAAATTACATCTAATCTTCATGATTACGATGAAATTTTTGATGATGACGATGGCTACCCTGATTGATTAAGAAATGAGCGTAAAACTGGTAAGTGTAACTCCCGATGCGGAGAAAACAATGGCATACGTTGCGCGTGTGTCTAATCCAAATAACCAAGAGAATCCCAACTATGCTAAGTTGTTGGGATATTGTATTAAGCACAACCACTGGAGTGTCTTTGAACAATCGTTCATGACTCTGGAAATTGAGACTACTCGTGGTCTGGCGGCTCAAATTTTGCGTCACCGTTCGTTCACATATCAAGAATTTTCGCAACGTTATGCTGATTCTTCCCTACTCTCGGAGAAGATCGAACTCCCAGAACTTCGCCGTCAGGATACCAAGAATCGTCAAAATTCTATTGACGACATTGATCCTTTCGTTAAGCAGGAGTTCGAGATTAAAATGAGGAAGCACTTTGATGAAGCAATGGTGCTTTATCAATCAATGCTTGATATGGGAATCGCAAAGGAATGTGCTCGTTTTGTGCTTCCCCTCGCTACGCCCACCAGACTCTACATGTCAGGCTCATGTAGGTCATGGATTCATTATATAACTCTGAGGTCTGCTAATGGCACCCAGAAGGAGCACATGGAAATTGCTGAGCAATGTAAAAAAATCTTTGCAGAACAGTTCCCTACAGTTGCAGAAGCCCTAGAGTGGGTCTAAATAAATTATCTTGAATGTTATTATTTCAAAACAAATGGCGACATATCCTGTAATTAACAAAGAGACAGGTGAACAAAAAGAAGTATCGATGAGTGTTCACGACTGGTCTCAATGGTGTAAAGACAATCCCGAATGGCAACGGGATTGGTCTGATCCTTCAACTTGCCCTCAACCAGGGGAAGTTGGTGAGTGGCGCGATAAATTAGTCGCTAAAAATCCTGGATGGAATGATGTGCTCGGAAGAGCAGCAAAAATGCCCGGTTCAAGAGTAAAAAAAATCTAAGCAATCTATGGCAAGAAAAAAGAGAGGAAATGGTGACCAACCAATTGGAGTTGGTTTGACTGCAAAACAAATGAAACGGAAAAAACCGTTAGGTAATGATTATCTGATTGATATTGATCCACTTACAGATAATCAAAAGCGGTTATTTGATTCATATGCTGAAGATAAACATCTTGTAGCATATGGATGTGCTGGAACTGGTAAAACTTTCATCACTCTTTATAACGCTCTTGCTGATGTTTTAAGTGAAAATACTCCATATGAAAAAATTTATCTAGTTCGTTCACTAGTTTCAACTCGTGAAATTGGATTCCTTCCTGGAACATATGAAGATAAGTCTGATATTTACCAGATTCCTTATAAGAATATGGTGAAGTATATGTTCCAAATGCCTTCTGATGCAGATTTCGAAATGCTCTATGGAAATCTCAAGGCACAAGAAACGATTAAGTTCTGGTCAACTTCTTTCTTGCGTGGAACTACACTCGATAATGCTATTGTGATTGTTGATGAATTCCAAAACTTGAATTTTCACGAACTTGATAGTATAATTACACGAGTTGGTGAAAACACCAAAATTTGTTTCTGTGGTGATGCAACTCAGTCTGACCTTCAGAAAACAAACGAGCGTAATGGTATTATTGATTTTATGAGAATTTTGAGATCAATGCCTTCATTTGATGTTATTGAATTTGGTATTGATGATATCGTTCGTTCTGGTCTTGTTAAAGAGTACTTAGTCGCAAAAATGGATGCAGGTTTTTGATGTTTAATCATGTTGATGTTAGTCTCCCTAGTCTTGAAAGGGAGACTATTGATGGTGTAAGGTATTACAAAGTTCCTGACGACGAAGAACTTCTCCGACTGGTCTCGATTACTTCGGTGACCAGTCATTTTAATAAGGAGATCTTCGTCAACTGGCGTAAGAAAGTTGGTAATGAAGAAGCAGATCGTATCACAAAGGCAGCAACAAGTCGTGGTACAGACATGCATACATTAGTAGAGCATCATCTCAAGAATGAAGAACTACCAAAAGTCCAACCGATTTCAGATTTTCTGTTTAAGATTGCTAAAACAGACTTAAATCGAATAAATAATATATACGCCCTTGAAGGGTCCCTATATAGTAAAGAACTTGGTATTGCTGGAACTGTTGATTGTATCGCTGAATATGACGGCGAATTAGCAATAATCGACTTTAAGACTTCTAAAAAACCAAAACCACGCGAGTGGATCGATCACTACTTTGTACAGTGCATGGCATATGGTTGTATGCTGTACGAACTGACTGGTATTTCAGTCAAAAAACTTGTAATTATCATGGCTTGTGAAAATGGAGAATGCGTCGTCTATGAAGAACGAGACAAATCGAAGTACATCAAACTTCTCAGCAAATACATTAGAAAGTTTGTTAGAGATAAACTGGAACTCTATGGAACCAAATAAAGAACTAGAACAAGCGATAGAAAGTAAGTTTTTGACTCCTTCAAAGTTTGCCCTAGAAATTGAAAGAATTGTAATTGAAGAAAAATTCAACTATATTGATGCAATCGTTCACTATTGCGAAGTGAATGAACTTGAGGTAGAATCAGTTACAAAACTCATTTCAAAACCATTGAAAGAGAAACTAAAGTGGGATGCAACACGTCTCAACTTTATGAAACGAACTTCTAGAGCAAAACTACCACTATGATTTCTCGTGATGATTTAATGCACCATCGCCTACAAGCATGGTTGCGTGAAAACAAATGCGATGATCTGGAGTATTTGGGTTTTTATCCAGATGCTCTAGGTGAAGATAAACATTGGTATCGCATTGCCGAGCATGAAGTTACAGTTGATTGTATTGAAGATCTTGAGTTAGTCGATGCTGAAAGTGAGCCCCTTTGAAACCTACCAACATTATCTTTCGTTAAAAAATCACTTTACTAATCCAAAGTATGATTTTTTTAAATATGGTGCTAAAACCCGTGCGAGTGTGACCTCTTTTAATAAAAGGAAAGATAAGTATTGGTTTGAAAAAACTTCGCGTAAATATAATGATAAGGAAGTCGTAGATTTTCTTGTATCAAATTTTGTAGCAACAGATTCACCGAGTAACTTATGGATTGGAGAAATTATCAATTCTGGCGAAAGAAACTACTCCGAGTGGATGAGACGCCAACAGAGTTTGACGTACTTATTCAAAGAGCAAAGCAACGAATTGTTATCGGAGAACGAGTTAGAGAGTTTATTCAATTGTACCAAAGGACATCCCAAGATTCTCAAAGAGTTTCTAAGCGGGAGATTATCTCTAGAAACCTTCGTAATCTACGACAAAATTTTTCAGTTTTCAAAAAATTTCGATAAGAAGTTGACGGATCCAGTGTGGGAAACCGTCAGTCTAAAGTTGAAAAAATATAATCCATTCCTAAATATTGATGTGTTTCAGTATAAAAAAATATTACGGGAAATTGTAAATGAGTGAATTTTTTGAATCTAATATCATTCAGGAAGAACTGAAAGAAATCAATAAACTTCAGGAAGAAATCTACGGAAGCATTCTGAGGTTTGGTATGATGGACCGTAATACGAAACTGAACCATATCGAAAAGTTGCAGACCTTGCTAGAAAAGCAAAGAGTGATGTATACTAGGTTGTCCCTTTCAGACGATCCTCAAGCGGTCGAAATGAAAGAGAACCTTCGCAAATCAGTTGCCTTGATGGGTTTCCCACCAGAAACTGATATGCAAGTTTTATTCAATAGTATGAACGCGACTATCGAATCTCTCAAACAATACGTTGACGGTTGAGAGCATCCTTGCTATACTATCCGAGTAAATCCACCGAATCCAAATTAATCCGAGGTAATCCAAATGTCTTTCGCAGACCTTAAAAAGCAATCCAAACTGGGCTCTCTGACCGCGAAACTGGTCAAGGAAGTCGAAAAGATGAATAACAATGGCGGTTCCAGCGGCGATGAGCGTCTCTGGAAACTGGAATGTGATAAGAGCGGCAACGGTTATGCTGTTATCCGTTTCCTTCCCGCCCCTAACGGTGAAGACCTTCCTTTCGTGAAACTCTACAGTCACGCCTTCCAAGGTCCTGGTGGTTGGTACATTGAGAATTCCCTGACTACTCTTGGTCAGAAGGATCCTGTGTCTGAGTACAACTCAATGCTGTGGAACAACGGCACCGATGCAGGTAAAGAGCAGGCACGTAAGCAGAAGCGTAAACTGACTTACATGGCAAATATCTATGTGGTCAAAGATCCTGCTAATCCTTCTAATGAAGGTCGTGTGTTTCTGTTCAAGTTCGGTAAGAAAATCTTCGACAAACTGACTGCTGCAATGCAACCTGAGTTTGAAGATGAGGAAGCAATCGATCCGTTTGACTTCTGGCAGGGTGCTAACTTCAAACTGAAGGCAAAGAACGTTGCTGGTTACCGCAACTATGACTCTTCTGAGTTTGCCCGTCCTGATGCTCTCCTGGACGACGATGACGCCATGGAAGCAATTTGGAAGAAAGAGTATTCTCTTGCTGAACTCGTTGCTGCCGATCAGTTCAAAGACTACGATGCTCTGAAGAAGCGCCTGGATTATGTGCTAGGTAACAAGGGCACTCCTCGTTATCAAGATCCTGATGAGGGTGAAGAGGAAGAGTTCACCCGTGGTTCTTCCCGTGATCTTACCGAAGATCTTCGCGATGAACTGAGTTCTTTGAAACCCACTCGCACTGTTTCTTCTTCTGATGAGGATGAAGATGATGATCTGTCCTACTTTGCTCGCCTTGCCGAAGAGTGAAATCTGATTACACAATAGACCGTGTAAGCAAATCCGAAGCCGCAGATTTACTTCTGCGGTTTCATTATTTGAAGGATATATCTAAAACTTTCAAATCAGGATATAATTACGGTCTATACAAGAAAAATGATTTTTCACCTCTAAATATTGGAGGCATTCAGGGAGTCTGTATCTTTACAGGTCTCCCTGTTCCTGAAATTGCAAAAGGTGCTTTTGGGTTAGAACGCCATGAACAGCAAGGACTTTTTGAACTCTCAAGACTCTGCATTCACCCGACTACACAGCAGAGCGAGTATAATATCACTTCTTGGTTCGTATCAAAAGCGATTAGACGCCTTAGAAAAGAGACCAGCGTTAGGGGGATTATCTCATACGCTGATAGTGACCATCATACTGGTACAATCTATCGCGCTTGTAACTTTAGGTACTGCGGTCTATCAGAACCAAAAAAAGATTTCTACTTTGCAGATGGGACAAAGCATTCACGAGGCAAAATAAAAGGTGCCGAGGGAGAATGGAAAGACCGCTCCCGTAAGCACCGATATGTGATGATCTTTGATAAGAGTTTAGATTTATTATGGTGA